GGTAAAACCAGACGGTAAAGTCAGTTCATAATAAAGACACCAGGCGGTGTCTTAAGTTATTACTCTGACACCGTTTTCTTAGTCCCTGGTACGGACGCACTTGTTGTTTTTTGTCGTTTCAGTGCACGAAACGCTTGTAATTCCTCCCATTCCTCGGAAGTGACGGTAAGTTCTTCTATCTCCTCCTCAGATTCAGAAGAATCCAAAGAATCATTGCTCCGTTTAAGAGCAGCAGTTGTAGTGGTTGTAGATGATGTTGTGGTTATTGATCGAATCACTGGTTTGCGCGAGTGAGTGCGACGAGTGGGTTGACAGAAAGCAATTCCAAACGGAGCGCCATTAGCCCCCATCAACGTAATGCTATAATTATCGGCATCCCCACCTCTACTCTTACAATGCAATGTGCGCAGATTAGAACCGCCTTGGACTCCTCCACTTTGACTAATGATGTAGTGTTCTGGATACATCACAATATTTGTGGGGGGAACAAACTGAGCCCATGTGACAAGATTAGTCTTCGGAGCAATGAAAACATACTCACCTAATGGAAATCCTCCAGCTAGAAGCTCAGTAGGACTTATTCTAAATCCACTTGGACTTGGACGTGTAGGAAGACTAGGGACTCGACCTGCTGCAACATCACCAATGCATATATCTAGCCACAACCGAGCAGCTCCATAACGACTGGAGGGCATCATCTTGTCCCAACAATTAAATCGCTTCGAGAGCATGATCTGTGTGAAGGGAGTTGGGTCTGGAGCAGATGTGTAAGTCCAACTCTCACAAGAGACTTCATCAAAGAACTCGATCTTTGGAGTCCACACTGACTGAATTGCTCTGTCTTGACATTGTGCATAATCAGCGACAACATCAAACGTTACACAAAATTTTTCAAACTCGGCTTGTGGATGGTACGACAGCTCACGCAAAGCCTGGTCAATCACAGAGTCCTTCCAACTTGGTTCCTTCGAATCAGTGAAGCGTAACATTTTAGCAATGGACATCATCTCCAATTGGCCAACAAACATCTCAAGACGAGGGATCCACACAGGAGTACGCTTAAGGAACAAGATCTCGGACAAAGTTTTACACTCAATTCTAGCGTCAGTTTTCCGAGCAGGAGTCATTGGAAGACCAATATAGTTTGAAAAGGCCATAATACTCTCATGATTATAGAACGGTCGAACAGCTTCACTGGTCAACTTAACATTATCATCACCATAATTCTTAAGTGCAACATGTTCAAAGAAAGGGAACTCTTTGTTATACATCCGGACAATATTGAGATGATTAGGTTCTGGAGCTACTCGCTTATAGTGGATCACAAAAGCGAGCTGAACAACCTCAGTAACAGCCTGGGACAAACAATTTAGCAATGTTGTCAACGACACTCCACTAGGGGAATGGGTGTCCATCAAGATCACATCATCTCGAAAAATCACAACAAACTGTCGGAGAGCCTCACAGATAGCCCAAACACGTCGAAAATCATTGAAATGTTCATCATACCACTTACATTTACGGTAAATAGCCACAATGATCCTCACAGCAAATTGAATCATGTTCAAGTATTTGTCCCACTTGACAAAATCAGTATCAAACCAAGCCCTCACGTCAATAGGAAATCCAAAGTCTTCTAGCATTCCAACAAAGGTCTGATGGAACTCCTTCCCCATCGCGTTCATTCCAATCTGGGCAAAAAGTTTGTCTCTGTGAGCCATGAAGAGATCTGCTAGAGGCCCCAAATACATTCGACACAGGATCAAAAAATCAACGTTTCCAGCAAAGAATATACGCTCCTGACCTAAA